TCCCCAACTGGTCACATATCGCCCACAGTTCAGGGCGTTTCATGTCTTCGAGTTCTTGACGGGTGTAGATTGGATAAGTCATAATCAGGCTATACCTTTTCTATTGTGATTGGGTTAAAGGGCGATCGCTTATCTTTGGACGGAGGAGCGATCGCCTTTGTTATTTCTAACTGTACAACCATAATAAAAAAATGTCAAGTGTTACTAGAAATTATTTTTGGAGAATCAAATAACTCCTGTACATCCCTACCCAAACATCGGCAAATCCGCCTTAGCAACTCGAAAGACACATTACGCGGGGCTTTAGGTAGATGAGGATTTTCAATTAATTGAATATACTGCTGAGATACCTGCCCTCCATCCTTCTGCACCATAGCCGCCAACTTACGCCTAGAAAGCTTTCCCCTCATAGCCCTAAGCTTTTCGGCGGAGTATTCATTCCACACCACCGTATTCACCAAATCCAGATCAATCATAATAAACTCTTTACTAGTTAGACTTGACATAATATCATATACTTTTAAATCATCACTATCATTGCATTAACCCATGACCAGAGGAATGGCAAATAACCAACCCCAAGGATACCCAGAGCGATGGGTACGCGCCGAATGTGTGAAACTCTACCAAGCCCCAATCGCACCCCGCACATGGGACGCATGGAAAAGCACCTGCAACTTCCCCGACTTTCGTTGCAAGTCCAACCGCAAAGACGGCGAAAACATAGTTTCAAAAACCCATTGCCTATGGATCATGTGCCTTGCCTACATGAAGCGCGAACAGGCAGAAAGAACCAAGGGCGGCAAGCCCAAGGGGGTAGGATCAAAAATCACCCTCCCTCAAATAGTAAAAATGCTCAATTCCCCTAAGCCGCTCCCCAACGGTAAAACCCGCAAACAAGCACTAGAAGAAGCCCTGGGCGATGCGATCGCCATTGAGGGCATACCCGGCAAAGACGTTCCCCTGTGGCTGCAACGGCACACAGGATGGAAACCATCAATATCCACCATTCGGCGGCGTGCCAAAGAGCTAAATCTTGAGTTCAGCATATCCAACCCAGTGCCAAAAAAGACCTTGGACGCGCTTCTGAGTTTGGCATACACCGCCTGAAATCAAGAAAATATGCGGTTATCAAAAATCGCCAGTTTCTACCCCCCCTACTGGTGATTTTATTTATGCGAAAATTGCATTATTTCAATGCTGATTTACGCGAATAGATCAATCGTTGCATAACAACTTTTATTAAAACAGCCTACTATCAACGGTTTTAACGATTTCACTATATTTGCACAATTCACTTTATGAATGACAAACAAGAACAATACCGCCAAATTCTAGCTAGATACGAAAAGCTGGGATGGATGCCCAGAGAGGATTTAGAGTGGATTTTGGCAACACTAGCCGAATTACTGGAAGAACCCCGCCATTTCTGACAGATTATCAAGGGGCTTCATGCGAACAAGGAACAAGTATTAATGTATAATAACTTAATTGCTTGCATCAACCCCCCCCCCCCCGACAAGATGAAACAAATTAAAGCGCGTGGAATTATCAGCGTTATTCTACAAAAATGCAGCGTCATATCCCTATCTTCAAGCGTCCTGATAACCACCCCCGACACAAAATCCTTTGCCAAATTAATAAAGCTTCGGGAATTTCTTCCCCAAGCCTTACAAGAAAAAAATATTAACTACATCACAATAGCCATAACAGGGACAAACAAAAGAACCTCATTCCCAATCAACCTAAACCAAAAGAGAATCAAGCGCTCTTGTGATCATTGGAATTGATACCACAAAATTCCATAATACTCTCAGCACTGCCGAAAGTTTCCCCCGTCCGGGGATTCGTCAGCACACTACCCAAGAGAATCAGATCCGTTTCAAAATCCTCTGATTCTCTCCCCTCAGAAATTTCAAACAAATCCTTAAACTCCATCCCACACTCAGCCGCCATCTGCCCAAGAGTCCAGTTTCGAGACTGTAACTCCGCCTTCACCAATCGAGCCAACACATTCATACTATCCATGCCAAAGCTTTCCGAAGCAATATCTATGAAATCATAGATATCCAATGGAATGCCCCTATCACAGGTGGCAATTTTTGATGAAGCGATCGCAACTAAAGTATTAAATTTTGGCTCGCCATACCCTTTCTCAACCCTGGAAAGAGTGCCATGATCAACGGCTTGAATAGGACAAGAAGAATCTAATCTCTTTGCCACAACCTCGGATACTTCCCTAAGCGATAATCCTTTACTTTCCCTAGAGCCTCGAATAATAGATCCCAATTTCTCCAGTCCCTTTTTTGTCCAAAATTTATATTCCACAAGATAGATCACCACGCTCGTTCTTCTATTTTGTAGCTTGTGCAGCACGTTAAACATTGCCAGTATGACAGTTTAATTGTAACGATTTATTAAGTGTCTAACATATTCGACAAGATTTATTTTATATTATGTCTAGTGTATTAAACATTAGACATTCAACAAATGGCAAACAGGCACAACGCCCCTCACAAAGTACGCACCACACCAATGGTACATATTCACCTAGAAGACAGAGAACGGGTTAACAGCCTAGCCTCTGAACTAAAGGTACTCAACTTTGAAGCTTTACGAATCGTCCTAATGGCGGGTTTTGAAGCTATCGAAAGTAGAACAGTTGATCTAAATAAAATTAAAGAGGAATTAGCGGCATGAATTTAGCGATCGCACAACATGAAGGGACATTAGTAGTTGATTCCCGTTTAATTGCTGATGAGCTAGGGATTCAACACAAAAATGTACTGGCAACAATCAAGAAGTATGTAGATGAAATTCAAGATTTTGGACACCTCGCGTTTCAAACGGAGACTGTATCAAACACAGTTGGGGCAAAAAATGCAGTCGTTTTTTGCTATCTAAATGAAGATCAAGCTACGTACCTAATGACCTTATCTAAAAATACAGACAAGGTTAGAGAGTGCAAACGAACCTTAGTTAAAGCATTTAGGGATGCAAAGCAAGTCATAAAAACCGTTATCCCTCAACAGTCAGAACAAATCAAAGAATTGGAAATGCAGCTAGAACTTGCGAGAACACAAGAGCGCCTAGCCAACAGCCAACATAAATTATTAGCCACAGTTCACCTGCTTGAAACCGTCGCACCTGGGTTAGCTCCTTTAGCACTGGGCAGACCCGACGCAGTTATTACCCGCAACGAGTACATTGAACGCACCATCACCAACAACGGCACATTTGAAGGCGTAGGCATAACCTACATTCAAAAACGCTTCGGATTCAAGACAACCAAAGCAGCTTGGAACTGGCTAGAAACTATTGGGTATGGCAAAGATAGCGGATGGTGGGAAAGTCAACCAGCCTTAGTTCATACTCCACGTCTAACACCGGAACATTTAGAAGTTGTCAGTGCTAAATTTGCCAACAAAAAAGGCGATCGCCAAAGATTTTTAGGAGAATAAACAAATGCTTCAACTACAGTGCATCAGCTACAGAATCCCCCTAGAAGAAATCAACCGCGCCCGCCAAGGCACACCCATTCAAGAACTAGCAAAACTCACAGAACCAGAAATATTTATCCCAAAAGAAGAAATTCCCCTTCGTCCCAAGCGAGGCAGACATGGCAAATTTGAATAACTCAATACCCCTCGAACTAATCAAAGAAGCCATCCGCCAAGTATTAGACGAGCGCGGCATCCACCAAACCCCACCCCCCCAACCAACATCGAAGAAGGAGTGGTACGACACCACCGAGGCATACGAACTAGTCGGACTCAAAACATCCGACCAGTTACGGAAACTCACCAGAGACGGAACATTACGCGTCGGCATAGAGGTTAGAGATCGCCGCCTAACCAACAGACAAAAGCCTCACTACCAGTTCCACATCGAGCGCTGCAAAGAAAGGCTTCAAACCCTACCCGCCAAACGCACAGCCAAAAAGAAAAGCGCGGCTTGACAGGCCACGCAATCAAAAAACATTCAACTCAAATTATGACCCAAACCAAAGCAAACCGTGGCAGCGGCCGCAAAAAGTCCGTCGCCCAGAATCTCAATATCCAACAAACAAAACTAGGGCTAGGCAAAACAGATCAATGTCTCCCTACCCTAGAACGCAACACAGGCATAGACCCCAACGAAGCTGTAATTCCCTGCCTCCGCGCCGCAGTCCTAATCCGAATTCAAGAAATATATTGCCGGGGATTTATCACCGAAGAACTCGCAGCAGAAGCAAAAGCCACCGCAGACTTAATTGAAAAACGCGGACTCCAAATGCTCTACCGCAAAGAATTTTTAAAAACAGCCAGAGCGATCGCTATCCTCAGTTTTCAAAAAGATGGCTACACAGCCTTCGGACTTTCCTTCAAATCAGAATTAAATAATGCAAAACCTTGAACAAGAATTACTCCAATAGATGTGCTTACCAACTCTGGAAAGAGAGAATGATTCGGAAATTCCCAGATACCGACCCTTTTGATTTGTTGCCAGAACATAAAGGGGCGTTGATGTTGACGCTGTTTGACTCCCTGTTTTTTGGGATGATTCAGTTTAATTCTGCGGGCTTTGAGCGATCGCTGATTGAGGTAAACATTGAGTCGGTGGCTAAATCTGTGAAGCGTGTTGTGATGTGGTTTTTTGATGAATCATACAAAATTTGCCGTAGGGGTTGGAGAAGGTTGATCAAGAGGGAATTTGAACAGCAAGAACGGGAATATCAACAGAATTTAACTGAAATGGGAGTAGCATTTTAATGAATACCATGACATTTGATGTAGCTAAATTTGTTGATCTGAATATCGCGCACTCACCAATACTAATTTCTCCAACTAATCTCACGCCTAAAAAATGCGTCAAATTAGCTAATGGCAAATACGGCATTTATGATGCTGGAATATTTGCTAATATTGGGGATAATTGGTGGAATGTTGATGGTGAGCATATAAAGATTTTTCGCGCTCAATTTCTATTGCAATTAGAAAGTTTCTATGAAGATTTGGTTTATAAAAGCGCACACCCCGATAACTTTAAATTCCGCCATTTCTCAGGCGCTAATATTTCTGGTTTTGCATGGGAATTAGAGCGTGCATTAATCCCCCTTTATTTTCCTGATGGGGTTATTATTCCCGATCAAAATGGTGATATATTCCGCCACATAGTGAGAAATTACAAGCTTGCGGCTGAGTTTATAGAAATAGAATTTAGATCCCAGGGACGAATATAATCTAACTGAAATGGGAGTGACATAGCTGGGTAGACAACCAAGATTGACAGTAAACGTTTACCGTTATGGCAAAAATAACCACAAACATCAATTGTGGTTATGCCGAAAAAACAATTTAAAGGATTTGGTGGTAGTGGGGGCGGACGCTCTAAAAACCCTCCCAGTCCGCCAGAAACCGCTATATCAGGGCGTTCTGTCTCTAACGCCGCAATGCTGGGGATTGTGTCAGAGGGTGAAATTGAGGGATTAGTTATGGGGCTGCAATCAGTCTACTTTGATGAAACTCCAGTACAAAACGCCGATGGTTCAATCAACTTCCAGGATTTCGGCTGGGATTGGCGACCCGGTACACAGGCACAAAGCAGGATGTTAGGTTTTGGAGATGAGGTAACGAGTGAAACCAGCGTAGCCGCTGAGGTTAAGTGCAATTTTCCAATCACCCGCACCATCACCAACGGAAATTTAGATATTATTAGAATCCGCCTGGGTGTGGTACTTCAAGAATACCCCTCAGACGGCGGGGTTTTGGGATCAAGTGTAACTTTTAGGATTTACCTAAAACAAGGCGCAGGGGCGTTGTTCATAGGCGAAAAACCCACCTATGAACAGATTATTAAAAAGTTTGACAACGCAGGAATAAACCTCATATCCATCTGCCTTGAAAAGTTGCAAGGCGACAAAAAAGTAAAACCCAGAATCACCTTTGAACTTATTAAACCAGAAGAATTAAATGCAAACTAACAACATCCCACCATTGAGACTAATTCCTTTGGAATTAAAGCATCTTCCTTCTTCTCTCCCATTCAAAAGCCCCCAGCCAAGATACTGGTTTGGGGACAGACTACAAACTATAAAAGGATGGGGAATCTGTACTGGATTAAAAAAATGTAAAGCCTTGAACGCGTGGCTCTACTACATAGACTTAGACGAGATTTCTCATCCTCAACCCTTCTTTGAAACGGACATCATCAACAAACATAAACAATGAAAGTGACAGCATTTAGAGACATACCACTCAAAAAAGAAACCGAGTCCTTGAGCGACCTCAAGCCCCGTCAAATTACCGAAATCAAAACCCAGAGAGGAAAGAAAACTAAAATTTCCATAACCTATGAAATCCCTCCCGACGGCAACAGAAGCGAATCCCTAACAACCACAATCACATCAGAAGAAGAAGCCACATCCGAATTTTATGAACTACTAGATGAACTCCTGCCAATCCTAATAGAAACCATCGGACTAGATGAAACATTGTGGTTAGATGCCCAAGTAATTGGGCTGTCTGTAAAGCGCGAAAAACAGGGAACAGGAATAAACATCACAGGCACACGCGAAATCAACGGCGCGCATCCCTGCCCCACCTCCCCTTACGTCATAGTCACAGAAGATTTAATTAGAGAAATCGAAACAGAAGCCCTTAAATATGTTGATGGCAACCGCCGCCAGCAATCATTATTTGACCAGTAAAAAAACAATCCCCGAATTTCACGGGGATTAACTACTTCCTTGGATAAAAATATGAATGTAGCAACAATTATAACACCAGTAAAACATTTAGGTAAAATTTCACCAAGCAAATTATCAGAACTAAAAAAATGGTTGAAACACATCGAGCCATTCATGATTAAATCAGTCTCAACCTATGCCCAAGGCAGGAAAGAATTACACCTCAGACATTTCGTAAAACTAGCCAGCAAAGACACCAAAAAATTAAGCGATGAAGTTATTAAAATTCCCGATTCATTTGCTAAAAAATACCAATCAGACCTCATAGAAAGCATAGGAGAAAAACTCCTACCAGGATTCCATGAAGGGTTAGTTCTCCACTACCCCAAAGGAACATTAATCAAGCCCCACAGAGACAGCAGAGCCTACGCCAAAGGTGCAGCCTCAATCAACATTATCGGCAACGCAACTTTTTTTATCAGTGAAAACCAAGATACTTCTAATATGCTTCCCGTCCAACTAGGCGAAGGCGATCAAATTCAATTTGACAACAAACAACCCCACGCCATAGCCAAAGTTAAAGAAGACAGATGGTGCGTTTGCTTCTTTTACTTAAAAGAAGAATTTCTCCCCAAACCATCAGAACAACTCGGACTATTCCCAACCGCCTTACCAAATTTACAAACTTCACCACCAAATTTACAAACTTCACCACCAAATTTACAAAATTCACCACCAAATTTACAAACATCAAAACTTCCCAGCCCTCGTTACACCTGGACAGATGCCCCTAACTGGTGGAATCCCCACGGAGAAAAAATAGCCTACATAGAAAATTTCTCTACCAAAGAAAAACTATATGGAATCAAAGTCGCCGAACATATCCCAACCGGTTGGGGTGCTGTCCTTGACTACGGCGGTCGAATCATCCCAGCCAAAGACCTGAAATTTATACCCTAGTCCAGTGCGCTCAAATACCTAGTATGAAAAATTCTTTTTATCCCCTATTGCCACTTGTACAGGCAATACACTATATTAGATACATCGAGAGGAAAACGCTATTATGTCAAACGCAAACCCGGCACTTCCTCCAGTTACATCCAGATTCAAACCTCAATGGCAGTCAGGAAAAACCAAACAAGTCAGCATACCAGTCGCTATCGTTGATGATGTTTTGGCGATCGCCCGATGCCTCGACCGCGATCCAACCATTGCGGCTCAAGTTGTCGAATTTGCTCAATCACTGGTCGAACGACAAAAAGCCCCTCACACTGCTACCAACAGTTGAAGGGCAGCCCCTACCACAACTCAAAGCACTAGGAGCAATTCAAATGCTAGACAATTGCATAAAACCTGTCAATAGGACAGTTGTACCATTGCACATCCTTGGAGGTGTGTAATGGGGGAAACAATCAGAGTCGAGCATTCCAAGGACTATACCGTTATTTCTAACTTGGCTATCAGAGATGTCCGCGTGAGTTTTAGAGCAAGAGGGCTACACCACCTACTTTTGAGCTATCCCAACGGATGGAAAATTAACGTAGACCACCTAATCGGTGAATCAGAAATAGAAGGTAGGGACGCTATTACATCCGCACTCGGAGAACTTGAAAAATTTGGCTATCTTACTCGTACTCAAAAACGGGTAAAGGGTAAATTCTCTGGGTATGAATCGGTGATCAGAGAACTACCAATCGAAAACCCACCACAGCCGAAAAACAAACGCAGCAAGAAAAACCCGGAAACGGTTCAACCGGAAACGGTTCAACCGGAAACGGTTCAACCGGAAACGGTTCAACCGGAAACGGTTCAACCGGAAACGGTTCAACCGGAAACGGTTCAACCGGAAACGGTTCAACCGGAAACGGCAAATCCGGTACATATTAAATACTTATCTCAAGAAGTAATTAATCAAGAATTATCTAGAGAGGAAGTATTTATTCCCCCAAACCCCCGGAATCAAAACGGGAAACGGGAAGAAGGAAAATCCCAACCGATTGAAGTTGAGATTTTTGAATCAGAAAGTGTTTTACAGCAAACCCCAACCTCTGAACAGCAAACCCCCAAATCTTTACCACACACCCATAACCCATCTTTATGGCAAAAATCCCCCGCGCCGCTTGTGGATACTGAAACGGTAGCAGACAGAGTTAGGCGCGCATGGCAAGAAACCGGAATTTTACCCCGCATACCCGCCGAACTAGAGGCATGGGTACAAACAGACCTGGGAACAGAAATCATTGCCTTATACCGCAAATCCGGCAGGGTAACGACCACAAAGCAGGGAGACATACAACCCGACTTCGCCAGATACGTCTCCGCCCAGAACAAAGGAAAAGATATTGACTACGGCTATTCCTACATCCGAAGCCTAGAAAAAGACCCCACCAAATGGGAAACACTAGCCTCGCTAGTGATTAAGTGGCAAGCATCAAAAGCCACCAACAACCACAGCCTGAACATTACCCAGGAAGTAGAACGCACATCAAAGCCAAAAATTGACTTTTCAGGAGTAAGACTATGAGCAGCGAAGAACTGAGAAACGCCCTCCAAGAAATAGAAAAATTCTATGGAGGAACAATTTTAAATGGTGGAATTTTAGAATCCGCCTGGATATCCGAACTAGAGAAAATACCCCTGCAACAAGTTCGCATAGCGATCGCCCGCTGCTTCAAAAACAACCCTAAAAAGTACAGTTACTTTCCATCAATCAACGACATTTTAGAATTTGCCAACAACGGTATGCCCCAAGAAAACAGACAGGCTTACCAATACATTGACCCCTCTCAATTAGCACTACCAGCGGCCTATACGGGAGTATCTCCAGAAGAAACACAAGCCACAAAAAAAGAAATTGCAATATCGCGGCTATACCTACTTAGTTGTTCCTGGCTATCCCCAGAAGAAAAAGCCACCTTTCACCAAAGAATGAGGGGATTTGAAATCCATCAAATAGAGCGAATGATCTCAACCGCAAAGGCGGCACCATCGAGACAAAAAAACAGACTAGAGGTAGCACATCAAGCAGCCATTCAATATTTTGAAAACCTGGTAAAGCAATCATGAAAATACAATACCTTTGGACTCCCGAAAGGGATTATTGGCTGAAAAATAACGCCAAAGATTGCACCCTGAAACAACTTTCAGGATATCTAAGAATTGGCAAGGAAGTAGTAAAAACCAGGCTGAAACATCTCGGCTTGGAATGTAAGCCCTCCCCCCGTCCAGGTAGACCAAAAACCAAAATTGAGATACCAAAGGAGCGTATACCAGAAATAACCTGGACATCCCAGGAAGACCAAGTTCTCATTCATGGGGTTGAAAACCTGAAGTATTCCTACAGACAGATATCTCGCTACCTTCTCCCCAATTGTTCCACCTGGCAGTGTGAAAAGAGATACATCCGACTACTAAAGAGAAAAAAGCAAAAGATAACTCTCACAATCGAGCAAATTCAGGAGATGGATTTTTTGCTTGAATCGCAAAAAGAAATGGCGATTAGCCTCTTTCGCTCAAAACCCCTCTATGCTCACAACTACATTTCTCTGCTAATAGAAAAAGCCAAACAACAATAAATTAAGTAAAAAATTATGCCCAGAGGTAAAGGCAAAATTAAGCGATGGACTATAGAGGAAGATCGGCTATTAGAACAGTGCGCCTCAAACATGACAATGAACGAATTAATTACATTAATTGATGCGACCTATATCCAAATCAGGTATCGCTGCCAACAACTCAATCTACGCCCCAAGCCAATCTACAAAACTTGGACAATCCAGGAATTACAGATAGCCCAAAGCAACCCTCGCAGAGTAGCCGCAGAGATATTAAAGAGAAACCTATCAAGTATTGATTCCCGGATTCAATACGCCAAAAAACAATCAACCAACAACTAAAATCATGGACACACTTTTTCAACAATACACCAAAATACATTCTCACATCACAGGTGCAGAACCAGCCGACATCATTCTACAGATATCAGGCGATCGCTATTGTCTGATATCTGCCGACTTATTTGCTTTTGGTGGCCAATTTGAGGAAGTAAAAGAAGCACTCGAAAAGGCGATCGCGCAAAACCAACTATTACCAAATCAGGAATAAATGAAAACATTACTAATTAGTTTGCACCCACGCCATAGCCAGAACATTTTAGAAGGTAGAAAAACAATTGAACTCAGAAAGACAAAACCAAGGGTAAGAAGTTCCGACAATGCCTTAGATTTCCATGACGTTCTTATCTACGAAACACTTCCTACTGCTCAAATTCTTGCAAGATTCGAGGCTCATTCTTTAATCACAATGAGCGCGGATGAATGGGTGGATCACTCCAGAGATTTATGTCTGGAGAAAGAAGAAATTTTAAATTACCTAGGCGACAAACCAGGTTATGGGATTCTCGTCACCAGATCCCTAAAAAAGATAAATCCCATCCCCCTATCCAAGATGAAAGAGGCAGGAATTCTACCTCCCCAAGGCTACCGATACCTAGCAGATGCCGACTTAGAAAAATTAGGAATTCAACCATGGAAGTAGGTAGCAGAGTCTTTGTTCCAAAGCTGAATCAGAGCGGCGAAATAATCATGATTCGCCAATACCCCTACTCCGATATTCACTACTACGTACTTTTAGATTCGGACGTAAAGTACAAGCAAAAACTGAAAAACCCCTGTGGAGTATTCACCAAGCAAAGTTTAGAACCAGACAACAATAAGACAATTCAATTATCTTTTTTCGGTTGAAAAATAAACTCTCGGAACTTTGACGGATTCCGAGAGAGCTTGAAACAGGGTCATCCATCAATAAATTAATTATGCCATCACCCGGTACAAAATGGTATAATTGAACTACCAAGAGACTTACTTTTTGTCTAGCGATCGCACCCCACGCGATCGCTATTTATCTGTCTTCACAGAAAGGGGAGCGATGAGCAAAAAAGACTCCATAGTAGGAAAAGGATACAGCTATTTCTTTGCCTTCCTCCTACTAGCGACAATGTTTATGTCCAGCATTAGAATTGAGATTGAGTTTCCTAAAAATAAACTTCCCGAAATTAAGTCTTTCTCACTCAGAGAAATTCCAGAATTAAGTGCGATCGCTCACCTAGCAATAATCGCCTATCTGCTTGGAGTCCCCACAGATAGCATCGCCATCAAGATTGCTCAATTCTTACATCCCGACAAGGATGAGGATGAAAAAGATGAGTAAAGCACTAACGGTAACTCTAGAGATTGCCGTCTTATTACAAATATTAGAATTAAAAAGTATTGGATATATCAGCGATGCCACCCTAAATGACGCTTTGCTCACGTCTGAGTTGATAGCATCCGAAGGGGACACACTGCTTTATGGTGGCGACCCCGGACAGGCTGCCTCCCTGTTCAATAAAGTCGCTAGAGCGATCGCTATCCTGTCATTCCAGCCAGGCGGCTTCGCAACTATGGGGATGAAATTTGAAAATTTTATGAATTAGTAATTTTATGAATTAGTAATTTTATGAATTAGTAATTTTATGAATTAGTAATTTTATGAATTAGTAATTTTATGAATTAGTAATTTTAAATCTTAATAGTAACCTCCCCACCCTAAAAAGGGGAGGTTGCTGCCCGTTGGTTGCTGGCATGAAGCCACACATCCTATACTGGCAGCTTGCCCATTAAATCAGAATTTAATTAAACCTAACAAACAACCGCCTTGGATCTCCCAAGCCTTGGGCTATTTTATCAGCAGCCCTAGCCCTAGCTACTTCAACCCTCAATCTATCCCTCAACATAATTAAATCTGGAATTGGGTCACGCTCCAAATCCCTGCCCTTAATTTCGTACCGCAGAACCGCCCCTCCCGTCAGCCTTGCCTGAATAGCAGCAGTCACCGCGTCAAGCATCTTTTCAACCTCCAACCGACCATCATAGGCAGATGTCCCCACCGACAAATTAGTCATCACCTGAATCTGTCCACTACCAATAGTTACCCTATTGCCAGCCTTAGTTACAAAAGCTTGCCAAAAATAATTGCCAGCCGTCAGTGCCGTAGATTGTACGCTGGTTATAGTAGTTCTGTACCCCAAACCATTCGCCACAGCCGTTAAATTTAGCCCCACACTTCCACGAATCGCATACGACAAAATATAACTACCGCTAACGTAATCAGCAACCTCTCCCGTCACAGGGTCAAGTCCCCTCAAGCCCTGGTCATTCCAAGTTGCCGTGTCGCCAATAATAATTTGACTGGGAATACTTAACATATATTTAAACAGTAAAGACATTATTTATGGTAGTATCTTTTTACTATACCGAACTTCTATACCGAACTCCCCACCATCTCCCAGCCATCTCCAAAGCAGCACCTAAAAGCCACCTGTCGTCAGGTGGCTTTTGTGTTTAGGGAATTAGATAATTAGGTACTTACCATATTATCACCAATCCCCAACAAACCCAGCCCCCCTCTCACTCCGCGATTTTTTCTTTGGGGTAGAACTTGCCGCCTCTGGCTCTGGTTTAGGCAGTAATTGAGCCTCCAGCTTCTCCCAATTAGCGCGGTTTAATCCCACAGCCAAAGCCGCAACATAACTCAAAACCTCGCAGTCCAACGCCTCATTTCTTGCCCTCACCTTCACCCATTCGCGAGTAGGCACACCCTTGTTAAACTTCACAATCAACTTTTCCGCCGTCAACTGCATATAGTAACTATCATCTAATCCTTGGGGAAAGTGCATCATTCCCGCACCTTCCCTGATTTTCATGCGGCTATAGATTACCGACTTCGCCACATCAGAGCCAACAGGAAACAACTGTACCCCCTTCTTTAAAACCTGACCCTTATAATTAACATCCTGATAAGTAGCCCGCCCCAAAACAGCCTTACCCGGCGTACTCATCCCCTTAGTCGCCAAGGTCTTGTACTTGCGCGATCGCACAAACTGGTAGACCTCCTGCGGCCTAAAACCCGAATCAATCGCAGAACAAAGAATCCCAACCTCAGATCCCAACTCATGCTCAAACTTCATAGTTAGCAAAGCATCTAAATCTTCCCACACCTTCCCAACAGTAGGATCGCCATAGATTTCCCCCCAATGAATCAGCCACGACTCTTCACCCCGACCCCAAGCCTTCACCACCACAGCCAACCTATCAGCCTGGACATCCACACCAGCCGTCAGGAACAGCCCGCCGCGAGGCACAAACGACGGCGAATAACCTTCAGCCCGTGCCGCCAATTCCTCAAATTCAGGAGTCTCACCCTGCTGATCGTCCCAAGTTTCCCCAAGAGAAGTATTTACCCACACCTTTAACTGTTGGGGGTTGTCCTTAGCCTTCAGAAAATCCGCGGCCACATCCCCAAAAGTTCGCCAGGGCGAATACAACTCATTCAAGTGAAATCCCGCCACCCCCTTAAACTCTGCCGTAGCCTTCCATCTACCCAGCCGAATCATTTCCAACTTCTGCCCATTATTAATCGGGCGATTGCAATTCCCGCACTCATACCAAGCCAACTTAGGATCATCATCCCACTTCACCCCCGCCCAAATCAAAACCTGCTCATGTTGGCAATGGGGACAATCCACAAAATACCGCCGTTGATCACTAGCCAGAAACGCGCTCTCAATCCGGCTACTGCCTTTAATCGTCGGCGTACTTGTCAACAATAACTTTCTATTCCAAAAAGTTACCGTCCGTTTCCTAGCCAAATTCACCGGGTCTCCCTCCGTCCCCGCGCTCGCAGGGTATCTATCCACCTCATCACACAACACAATCCGCACCGGACGAGAAGCCAAAGAAGCCGGGGAATTTGCGCCAGCCAAAGTAATATGACCACCAGGGAAAGTTTTATGCAGCAAAGTATTATCAGTCTTTCGACTGCGAGGATCGCCAATCTTATCCGCCAAACTTGGGCAATCCCTCACCATAGGAGCAAGCCTATCCTTGCTATAAGCCTCCGCCATTTCTAAAGTAGGTTGAAGCAAAAGCATCGGCGAAGGATCTTGAGTCACATAGTAAGCCACAACATTTCCCAAAGTTTCAGTTTTCCCAATTTGCGCCGACGACATCACCACCACCTCAACCACCGCCGGATCATTCACCGCATCCATCACCCCCCGCTGATACTCAGCCCGCGACGTGCGCCATTGCCCAGGTTCAGCCGATGACTCCGGCGACAACTTCCGAAAATTATCAGCCCACTCCGACACCTTCAACCGGGGAGGCGGCGCGAAATTACTGGCTATCTTCTGAATTGGTTTCACTCGTAGAACTATTAATAAATTCCTCAGATGCTAACTCTAATAAAGCCTCATCAATAGCTTGTTCTATCTTATTTTCAATAATATTAGGGTTATTCATTTCTATCAACTCATAAGCCAACTTAGTCGGCATACCCAACAACTTAGCCCGACAAGCCAACACATAATTACTATACTCTTGAATAATTTCCACCGCATCAACAAGCTGCCCCCTCTTTTCCGCCAAGTCTAATTCTTCCCTGTCAGCCCTAGCCTTAGTCAACCTCGTTTGCTCCCCCCAATATTCAGCATCTTTCGCCTTTGGCTTTTCCGTCGCTTGCTCCTTGTAGTCCCAATAGGCATGAACGCAAGCCATAAGATCCCAATTAGCGCGGCCACCTTTAGGCTTAGGGATAATCCCCTCCCTCGCCAACTGATGCACCCGACTCGTATTAACCCGCAAAAACTTAGCCAACACATCAGGTGTAACTACTATATCTGCATTGCTCATACTTGCACCACCCATGTCTGCACAATTTTCCTGCATTTTACCTTAAATAACAGTAGAACCCTTGAAAAATCGTCCCTAGACATAAAGAGCGGCTCGCCAACCCGCATAGTCTGCTCACGCGGGAGTACCTACGCGCCCGCTCGCCCGTTCTATCTTCGCGCCCGCTCGCCCGTTCTATCTTCGCGCCCGCTCGCCCGTTCTATCTTCGCGCCCGCACCTGATCGCGATCGCGTGACCCCGTGCCTGCCCGCCCGATCGCGATCACGCGACCCCAAAAAAACCCGGTAAAATCAAGGGTTTGGCGATTTTCTTGACAAATTATTTTTTTTGTGTTATTGTGTATACATACGCGCGGTTAAATCCCTTCACAAACCCGCAAAAAGTTATGAAATATCAAGATTTGCAAAAAGCTTTAAAAATCGCTAGAACCCAAGGCCTGACTGTGATACGCCTGAATTCAAAGAAAATCGAGCTTGAGAAAGAATACGCACGTATACAGGCGATCGCGAACCCCGCGCCCGAAAAAGACCCTGCGCCTACGGTTTCTAGTCGGCGAGAAACTCTGCTCAAATTGGTTGAAAGCCTTACAGAGCAAGGGATTGATGCACTTTGGGAAAAAGTTATGGGATCTAATCCCGCGGATGCGATCGCGGAGCAAGAAACCCCAGCCCCAAAGCCAGAAACAACCCCAGAACCCAGTCCAGAAGCCGAACCGGAGCATCTAGGCGCGATCGCGGAATCCGCGCCCGATTATGCCACCTGGCGTGAGATCGGGCGCGAATTACTTGACAACCCGGACCTTGGAAGTGAACACCAAATCGGAATCCGGATTATGAATTATTGCGAAATTCTAGAATCACAAGACGCGAGCAGGATCGAGCGCGAATTAATGAGCGAAGACCTGCTAGATCAACACAAAATGCCGCTACAAAATGCGAGCGATTATTACGGTTACGATTTATCAGCCGCGATCGTGCAGCCATTATGTATCGAGTTTATCAAATTTGCCGCTCAACATAACCTCAAAGCGCTCAAGAGAGCCAAGTTCCAAGGATGGGGGCTGAATTACATGATTAAAGACGGCAAGCAAGCAAGCTTTACACCGGTACAGGCGGCGGTAGCGGCGGCTTGCAAATAAGACAATCGGCGGGTTATCCGCCGTCATCCAACCTAATACCATTGGCGGGTATAACCTGACATATCCGCCGTCATCCAACCTAATACCATCGGCGGGTATAACCTGACATATCCGCCATCATCCAACCCAATATCGGCGAATACAATAATCAAGTTAAGTAACGCCAACCAAATTACGGCGCAAATATTAAACTTGGTTAAATAATCCTGTCCCGATCCAGCCCTAATTCCAGCCTCCCGATCCAGCCCTAACTCCAGCCCTAATCCTGTCCCGATCCAGCCCTAATTCCAGCCCTAATCCTGTCCCGATCCAGCCCTAATTCCAGCCCTAATCCTGTCCCGATCCAGCCCTAATTCCAGCCCTAATCCTGTC